ATATCTTGTGATGGGTATTCTCTGCCAGTCAGAGTGTCCATTAAAGCACCCAAGAAGCTTTGGTCTGCGGGTGCGTTGGCGCCTTTTGTCAAAAACACCTCACCGGGGCCTAAAATATCGGCGGCTGATTGACGGGAAATACCGTCTTTCTGAGCAGCCCTGTCCAGAGCAGAAGGAACTTGAGGGCCAGTAGGAATGGATGCCGCGCCCAAAGCGCCTAAATTATCAAACTGAGGGCCAACACTCGGAGCACCAACGCTGACGCCAATTTGGTCAACGCCGCCAATTGTATCGCCTGTCGGAGCTGGAGCGGGCGCATTTAACGCGGCATTCGCATCTCTACGCATCTGAATTTCATCAGGAATACCAATAGGGCTCGGAACAAACTGACCGCCCATAGAATCGAGCGTCTTAGCAGCATCACGCATGAATTCTATCTGAGCGGGAACGCCAATAGGATTAGCAATATCCACAGTGCGCGCATTTGTCGGCGCTAAAGTCGGGTCACTGAAATCTAAATTAGGGCCGGAAGGGCCAAAAGCGTCCAGAGACAGCAAATCAGGCGCAGTCGTGTCAATGTCAAAGATTGTATCAACCTTATCACGGATGGACTTAATGTTGTTTTGAGCAAATGGCGTCTCAGTCGTGCCAATAACCTTGCTGTAAGGACCAAAGCCTTCCTCAATCTCAGGAGTGCCGCTACGCTTTGTAATGTCTCTAGCTAAATCTTCTTGCTTCTGACGGTCTTGATTTAACGCTTCAGCAGCCAGAAGTTCGGATAACGCATCCCTAGCGGCAGTCTGGTCGGCAGCAAGGTTTCTAGCAGCAGTGGCACCCGCGCCAGAATAATCCTGATTTAGCGGCCCAACAGTAAAGCTGTCGCTGCTATCTTGGAAAACATCGTAGCCACCGCCACCAAAGGCATCCAAATCATCGTAGCTGTAAGACGCATCGCCCATAGAAGGAGCGCTGCTAGTGCTGAAACCCATGCCAGCTTCGTCATATACAAATGACGGAACACCACCGGGGCCAGGCTGACCAGTACCGCCCATCGCGCTCAAAGCAGCAGCTTCGCCGGGAGTAATGTAAGACAGCATGTGCGGCATACCGCCCATCATGGTTTGACGCGGTACAGCACCGCCCATTTGCATCTGCATCGGCTGTGGCTGGAAAATATCTACATTCTGCATGGGAGCAGGCATCGGCAACGGCGCACTCATAGGAGACTGCATCGGCGCTTGCATTGGAGCAGACCGCTGCGCGGACAGACCAGACATAAAGCCCTTGAACTGCGCCCGCATGGATGGGTCACTCTGGAAATTTACTGCTGTAGGATTAGCGGGAGCGGCGGGCGGTGGTGCCATCATCGCTCCCATCTGGTAATTTTGTGCCATATTGCCTGCCTCAAATTGATTTGACAGGTTCAATAATAGGCTAAATTGCCTTTCGGGGCAACCGTACTAGAAGGTTTGGTCAGAATAAGGGTCGTGAACTAAACAAAAAATGCTCGTGTCCAGGTTTTGCCCCAAAAAATCATGCAAAGAGAACGTCAATTCCTCTTGAGTCAAGGTTGGGTTCTTATCTTTTGCTATTTGAACAATTTTTGAATAGTCGTAGATTCTGTTTGGAGTCAAAAAAGCATACCCAATTATAGCAGACTCAAGAAAACCCATTTCTAAATAAAAATTCTTCGGCCTCATTCTAACGCTCCTGTAAGTACGGAAATCTCGTCAACACATTGTGATAAAATTTTTTGCCCCCTCTCATCCAAATCACCCACGGGGTAGCTTCGGATGCCGTTCAATAAGCGCTGTATCCGCTCTTTCTGGAAAGGGGTCAGGGTACCTTGGCCTTTGTTTTCAACCACAGGTTTATCTTCTTCTGAGTTAGCCAACCATCGCACAGCATACTCAAGCGGCAAGTCTATTTTTGTGTGCCCACTCTCGTAATAACAGTACATTCGGTAGGAAACGCCCAGGCTGTCTGCCACCTCTCGGCGGCTAAGACCAGCCTCTTTGCGAAAATTAGTCAAATCTTCCGGCGTCCATGATGAATACTTGCTCTTACCGCGCCCGTTCTGCATGTTCTACCTCCATAACACCATGCTTTACGCAGTCCTCAATGAAATCAGGCACACTTGAGAACCTGAACGCCTTCTGCCGCGACTCACAATAAGTAGCTGCCATCAACTTGAGCATCTGTTGGTCATCCTTCATGGGCTGTTGGTGCTTGTCGCGCAAGCCCTGAATGAACTCTTCGTCTGTGTAAGCGTGGAAAGAATACCCATCCCCGCCTTTGATTGTGTATTTAGTCATTTTAACCTCCATGACTGTCAATGTTTTGACAATAATAGGAAATGTATTTCACATAGTCAAGGGGAAAGGTCAAAAAATTGACGATTGTTAGTGCAAAACTTGGCGTCAAAATTTTGACAGTCAACCCCTAAGTTAGGGGGGGTACGCCATTTATTTGACACCCCGACTAATTCGGGCGCGGCGGCTAGGGTACCTTGGATAATTGTACGGGTTAGCGCAAAAAAAATAGCCGCGCAATGGCGGCTATCTTATTTTGGTTTGGGGCGGCTTCGCTATGCGCGAAGCCTTGTTACAGAACCTTGCATAAATGCTCTTGCTATCTGATATGGCAGATTGTGGCATATATCTTCTGGCGCATCTTCACGTATTATAACCGCGCTGGAAGGCGTTGCTATATGACGCTGATATGATTCCAATATTTCATAGCCGCCCATATCATAACGCCCAGCAGATGAGCCGTAGCGGTGATTATAATGCTGTTGCGTATATGTTAAGACTGCATCCTGTCCTATCGCGTTTCTGATTTCAGATATTCTGGCAACGATATTGTCACGCCCCATGCCAGTCAATTCTGATAATTCGCGTACGGTTGCACCGCCAGACTGGCGGCAAGCGCGGTAAATCATGCCAATATTACTGCCAGAGCGATAAGGGCAATCTGGCGTGATAACGGTTTCAGTATGGGTTTCAGCTTCCCCATTGCCGCTAGTTAGCCTTTCTTTATCGCAAGTCTCTATTGCGTTTATCAGCAGTCTAACCCAATTGGCGGCTTTCTTGCTGGATAGCGTTGCTGGATGCTGTCTGAATTCTATTGTGCCGCTTTCATAAGGCTCGACATTAAAGGCCATGAATTTTGGCCTAGTCTGCCACCGCGCCCCATTATCGCGCTTCCAGCGTATTATGACGTCTTTTAATTCTTCCAGATTATCAGCGCTATCAAAGGCGCGGCTGGTTTTTGTCCAGCCTATGTTTGATATCATGCTGGCGGCTGGCGGATTAGAGCGGCTTCTAGGCATGGCCTTATCTATGAAGCCCTGATTCAAACCATAAAACCGCATGATATCTTTAACTAGCGAATAACCCATTAGATTGCTGATATCGCATAGCCAGTTATCAGACACTTTGAAAATATTGCGCTTTGCATTAAGCTTTGAATTTTCCCAAAATGCGGCAAGCTGGTTTGAATAGGCCTTTAAACGCCTAGTGCCTACGTGAACATGAAAGCCGCAATTCTGGACATAACGTAGGCCAAGATTAGCGCATACTTCCATAGCCTTTGAATAATCTGCCCAGAATTCGGGGCAATCAACGGCAGGGGGAAAAACCAGCTCGACATCAACGCCACCGCTTCCATCTTCAATACATTTAATCCAATCAAGGCCAGCATCCCTCAAAGCGTTGCGCGTTGCATTAATCGGGTCATTACGTACATATAAAGGGCAATCAGCCGCATTATATTCTTGTTCTATGCCAAAAGTGGCAAAGGTGTTTGGTAAAGTCCAGTTTGTGTAAGTCATTGTTTTCGTTTCCTTTTTTTGGTTTCACAATGCAAGGGCAAGCCCTAGCCTCTATAGAATATCACAGAAACAAGTTTCAAACAAGAATAATTGTACGGGTTATGCCATTGAAAACATTGCGTTTTTTATTTTCTCGAAAATTATTTTTGCGGGGCATTTTTGGGGATAAATGGAACGGGCGCGCCCGCGTATATGTATTAGGATTTGGAAAGTATCAAATGATACTAATACCATTACCTAAATCCCCGATGTCCCGATGCCCGAACTCCAAACGCCGTGCTGCCCGATGCCCGAACAATTGTTCAGTCCCGCCCCGAGAAATGGCGAGCAGCTCGTGCTGCCCGCCTGGTATTAGAGAATATGTTCGGGATTTGTCAGTTTAAGATGTTCCCATTTTTCCTCTACTTCAACCTTATGAACATTGTCATCTTGCCAGCAGAGGCTGAAGTATTCCTCAAACTCTTCTTTTGTTCCGCGCTTGGTATGCCAAACGTCCCCGTTCTTCATGTATGCAGTAACGTAAAAAACTAAATGCTTCATGTTCCCCTCCGAGCCCTAATCTCTAACGTGTAGTTCTGCATCTTCGCGGTTGGTATATACAGACACTACCGCGCTGTTAATATCGTCATCATTAAAACGGCGGCGGAAATCTTCAAAACTGATTTCTTCAATCCGGTTTTCATCATCCCAGTGTACTAGGTAAATTTTCATTTTAGTCTCCTTTTTGTTTAGTTAAGTAGTGTGTTGTAGTCGTGTGCGTACAGAAAATCTTCAAAGCTCTCACCAGTACGCAGCTCCCACAATTTCCACTCGCAGCGGAAAATCTCCGCGTCATCACCATCAAGAAAGAACGACCATCCGCTCTCGTGCTGCTTTACTGTGATGCCGTGTACGCCATCATCATCCATTGAGTAACCACCAATAACCATTTTAGTCTCCTATTTGTTTCGTCTTACTCTTATAATATAGGAAATTTGTTTCACTAATACAACAAGAAAATACAGTTTTTAGTGTCAGTAATTTGACGCAGGCAGCGGCGACTCGAACTCTCCTTCCGCGGCGCTGCACGAACAATTGTTCGGAGGAGGAGCTGCGAGCCCCGGGATTCGGGCAAAAAAAAGAGCCCGCATCAGCGAGCTCTTTTCCCGAACATTTCCCCGGCTTAGTCGTCATCCGCCCAGCTTGCGTAAGATTCTACATCCGACAGCAAGACCTCTGGTTTGTACTCCCCGTTGGCGACCCAAGTGATGATTTCAATCATCTCGTGAACTTTCGCGCTGTCACCACCAAGCCAATCATATACTTGCTCCTCTGTTACTTTACTCATAGCTTTCCTCCAAACCATTCTCCGCGATATCTTCATCAATATCGTTGACTACCCACTCCCAGAACTCTTCAAAAGTATCGAAAGCGTTCCTACATTCCTGTGAATACCAATAGGTCACATCACTCCCAGACACGGCGATTGCCGTGTCCAGTGTTCCTGTGTCAATCAAAGTGTACTCGTACCCAAGCTTACTCATCTTCTTTCTTCCTTCCATCGACAACTTGTTGGATAGCAAACTCAAAGTTGTCCCACGCGATGCCATAGTTTGCATCAAAGCTTTTCGCCACAGTGTGCAACACTTCTTCCATTTCTTCTTCTGTCAGTGTCACGTCCATCTGTCCGCACATCATTTCGACATCATCAAGATGCCAATCATTTGATAAGTAGGGTGTGTTATCTTCTGTGTATTTAACGTGTGCCATCATTCAGTCCCCTCTTCTGTTTTATCTGGCTTGATTAACTCTGCTTCACCATACATGATACACTCAGCACACGCGGTTTCCATGAACTCGCACTCTTCGCATCCCTCAACTGGTTTATATTCCTTATTCATTTTAAAGCTCCTGTTTCGTTTCTATACTTATAATATAAGAAACTTATTTCATCATATCAAGAAAAAAATACAGTTTATGGTGTCAGTAATTTGACACTACTCGGCGCGGGGATTCAACACGAGCTCGGCAGCGAGCACGGCGCCTCCAGAACAATTGTTCGGATAACGCGCAGCGGGCAAAAGAAAAGGCCCGCCGCAGCGGACCTTCTCCCAAGGAGCTCGCCGGGATTACGGGCCCGACACCCGAACAGTTCTACGCATCCCGCACAACAACACCCCACTCCTGGTTGTAATACGGCTCGAAATCCAGAACAATTTGCTTTGCGGACTCCGCGGAGCTGGCGCTTACAAAGTAAGACCGCCCGCCCTTGGTTAGGGTAACAAGATAGTTTCGCATCACGCGGCCTCCTGCTCCATAATGTATTCACTGACTACTTGCTCGCCAATAATATAAACATACATATTTACCACTTTCTCCGGGTCACTCAAATCTGTCCCACACTCTCCAAAGTTAAATTCCTCGTACTCTTTCACGAATTGGATAATCTTGAAAGCTTGGCTACCCATCCAGTCAATCGCCTGCTGGGTTCCAATGATATAATAGTCTGTGTTAAAGCACTCGTGATGCAAGTCGTCCAGATTGTCCTTCACCCACTCCGTCCCTTGGTGTTCTAGTGTCTCGGTCAACCAGTCGTCAAAGTGCGCCTCAATCTCTGCATATTTATAGTTCATGTCGTCCTCGTTTAGTTTGTTTCGTTTCACATTGTAGGGCGGTTGGTTCAACCTGGCTTCTCTGCTGTCTAAATGGAGGTCAGAACAACAACCACTTCAACCGCCCTACCCTTATAATATAGGAAACTATTTTCACACAATCAAGAAAAAAATGCACTTTTTAGTGTCAAACGTTTGACACCCACTGTCAAATCTTTGACATTGACATAGTGAAAGAAGTTTCATATAGTTATATAGTAGAAACGAAACCACAAAGGAGGCAACTCATGCAAAACAAATATATGGTCGTCCTGAAAGAGGGCGAGCTGGAGATTCTGGAAAACATTCTGGAAGCTCGCCGGGAACTCTGTAAGGGTGACTCAGATGATTACCCGGCTCTGTACTCAGCAGCCACAGAACTTAGAGTCCTCCGCGACATCGGCGCAGCTCTTCGGCGGAAAGCCAAGATTCATTAAAATGTTCGGGTAGGCAGCTTGCGGGCTGCCTTCTCTTTTGCCTCCAGGCGAACAATTGTACGGTCGGCGCTGCCTGGGAGGCCTGGGAGGAGCTGCCTGGCTTTCCCGGTAAATTCCCGGTTAAGTCCCGAACAATTGTAAACCATACCGTGCCCGGTGCCTGGCGCCGAGCCCCGATTCACCAGGCTGCCGGGCCTGGTCCCGAACAATTGCCCGGCGGAGGCCCCGATGCCCCAGGCGCTGCGGGCCCGATGAACCCGATGACCCAGGCAGCCAGGCCCCGAACCCGAACAATTACCCGGGTACCCCGCAGCCCGAGCCCCGATAACCCGAACAATTTAAGCCCGATGCCAGGATACCCGCAAAAAAAGACCCCGAGGCAGCCACCCCGAGGCCCGATTCCCGAACAAATCCCCGCCCGCGGGGCAAATCCTCCCCGTCTCCCCGGGTGGGCGGTGTTATTCCGAGTTATTCCGGTTTATTCGCTATCTTCCACTATATCCACAACCTCTGCTTGCTCTGGTGTTACGTTCTTCATCCTACGCTCTGCCATACGCTGAAATTCTGCAAGTTTCTCAAGCACTTGCTCCCTATTCATAGCGGTAACATCTTCGTGCATAACGTGGCTTTTATTTACGAGTAGCCCTGTCGCCTTCAATCTTAGCTCTTCTGCGCGGATTGCTTCGCCATATTTACCCATCTCCCAAGCCTCATCACGCATCTTCTTTAGGTCACGCACAGACTTGTCCACAGTGACGCCATACTTCGTTCTGGCCTCTAGCCTCATCTCCTCTAGGCGCTCTTGTACGATAGGATTACGCAATAGCTTTACAGCGCTTACAGAGGGGTTTTTATACCCAGCTTCTCTAGCCGCGGCTGTCTGCGTCTTATCTCCATTAAAATACAAATCGAGAAAATTCTGCTGTTGAGGCGTCAGCTTTTTCAGCCCTGCCTCACGTTGTTCTTTGGTTAAATCCTCACCAGCTTGCGGCATTTCGCCATTCCTTTCTGCTATAATATATTGGGGTTAGTTAGCACCCCAATATATATATATATATACAAACCTTGCTAACCTTGCTAACCACTAATCTTTTCAGTCACTTAACCAAGGTTAGGTAATATTTTACTTTAAAACCTAACCTTGCTAACCTAACCTGCAACATATTGATATCATTATATAACTTAGTTAGCAACGATTTGGTTAGGTTGCTAACCTCCTAACCCCTAACCAACTTAAGGTTGTTTGCGCCAACATTCCCACAACCCAAACACACCCATTCCGGCAATCACCGCGCCCATCATTCCCAAGAACAACATGGCGATAATTTCTCCAGCAGTCTGCTGAAACCGAACAATTTCCCAAGCGCTAAAGAATAGGAATAACCCGAACAAAAGACAAGACCAAGATAAACCGCGATAAATCATTTTTATTTCTCCCGTTTACTGATTGGTGGATTTTTTTCTTCTTCAAACTTACTGCTCATAAGTAATCTCCCTAATTTGCTCAATGCCAATCATAAATCGCTCCACACCCCTGCGCTTTTCCGCAAGTAAAAATTGTAGCCAGCTTCTTTTATTATTAAGCAACCAATATTCTGCATCAGTCCATTCCGCGTCAGCAAGCCCCTCTTTGGCTTTTCTAATCATTACGTTAATGTCCTCATACACCGCTTTACAGATGGGGGCGGGGGCGCGATAGCCCCCTTCCACCAACAACTCATCAAAATGTTTCACTTCCACCCCCATTAGAAATAATAGCCCTGTAGCTTCTTTGTGGCCTTTTCTTCATGCCACCAGCGTTGTTCGGCCTCATACTCAGCCCAGCCAGCCGCATCATATAGATAGTTAGTGTCTAGCCCAAAATCCTGGTAGCCCTCTAGGATTGTGTCAAAATACTGCTGGCTAGGCTTTGCAATCTCCCTGCGTGTCATCTGATATGTCATAATGCCAGCGACTTTAATCTTGTCATACAGGCCTTTGCCATTAGTACGATAGCCCTCATAGATATCCAGCTCATACTCATCAGCCGGAGTGATTTCCCATAGGCCAACAGGTAGCGCCATGTTAGGGTCTTTTGACTTAATAATGTCAGCCACACCGCGGAAGCATAGCTCCCAGCCGTAAATCATGGCAGCACCCACTGGCTTTGCATTGGGGCAACGATACGCCATCTGGCGCTTGTTAAGGTTAGAACCATACGCCAAATACAGCTTTGACTTATATGATTTCATTTTAGGTTTTACTGTTTTATATAACATCACTTTATTCCTTTTTGATATTAGTTTCACTTTTTATGTTGACAGTATAGTAAAGTATAGTTAGGTTGTCAAGTATAAAGAAACAAATTTCTTGAAGGGAAAAGAAAATGACAGTGAAACGAATTGAAATGGCCTTGCACGTTCAGCAGATTTGCGCTGAAAATAATATTAAGGTCACATACCAATCCATGCACGATGCAGTACCGCGCTATTGGGCGCGTCCAACAACCAGAGAGATTTGCATCAGGCCGACTAAAAATACAGGCTATTATGTTTCGGCCTTGCATGAGTTAGGTCATATCCTTGGCGAGTATCAAAGCCGCTCACGACTCACCGCGGAATTATGGGCGTGGGTATGGGCGAGACAAAACGCTCTGGTCTGGACAGATACAGCCGAGCGCATCATGCAACAGGCTATGGAAAGTTATGGATGGACAGACGTACAGAAGAACAGATGGAAGGAATTGTTTCCGGCATGATGTATTGGGTTGAAAGAATTGCATGGGAAAAAATCTCACTCTTGGATGAAGAGTTTGACCAGATGGAATATGGTCAGCACATAGAACAGCGTTACTTTTCTAAAAAAGGAAAGTATAATAATTTTATTCCAGAGGGTAAATCACCAGAAGAGTATAAAAATGCAAAGACAGCAAAAAATTGAAATTAACGAAGTTTTCCCAACTCCTATATTTGAAACATATATACAGGAAGATTTCAGCGATTTGGCAGACTACTGGATAAGACAAAGTAAATTACAAAAGGGGGAAGAAAAAAGTAACTATGGTGGTTGGCAATCTCCGGATGTTTTAAATCATCCTGAAATGAAAAATCTTTTAAAAGAAATAAACATTTCTTGTGAAGGTTTGTTTAAATCGTTCTTAAAAGACATAACGCTTCATATTGCTGATTTGTGGGTCAATATTAATAAATCAGGCGATTATAATAAACGTCATGTTCACCCATACTCAGTTTTAAGCGGTGTACTATTTCTTAAAACACCAGAAGGTTGCTCCGATTTACTTTTTCAAAGAGACGATTCTAGCATTCATTATGTGGCTGGAAAAACGTCCAACTTTATGTGGAATCATGCCCGCGTAAAAGCCGAAAAAAATAAAATTGTACTTTTTCCTTCGTGGATGCCGCATGAGGTAGATGCGTCTAAATTTGATGGGGAAAGAATTTCAATAGCATTCAACACAATTGGAATTTTTAATCGAGGGTGCGAATAAAAAGGGGCGGCCTTGGTGCCGCCCTTTTCTTTTGTATGAACCTTTTCCTTTTTTATTTTTCACGACTCTTGACCGGAACTCCGCGCACCGAATTGTTCGGGCAATCGGATTCCGCTGCCTGGTCGTATAGTTGTTCGGGTTCTTTAATCCACGCGCCATAACCACCTCGTCCGTGATGTCCATCGAAATGTAGGAATGTACCAGATTCAAACCCCGATGGGCAAGGCGAGTCCCGATGCGCGTACCGAACAATTAGCTTCTTCGATGCTCCGAACACTGCCATGTCTCCCCCGAGTCCGATGAATACCACGCCCAATGATGCCCGCACTTCGAGCAAGATTTATTTACATGGCGCGTTTGATTATGTTTTAACCCGAACAAATCTTCGGAATCGTGCAGCGATTTTTTCTGCTGCCGCCTCCATTTATTATACTCTTCTTCTTGCTTTTTTTGCTTGTATGTTTTGTTTGCCATGCTAAGATATCCTTCTGCTTGAGTGTTTCGGGCAGGCCGTAATACATGTTTATAATCGTTGGCATGTATCACAAGTTACAG